TGGCGGTGGGAGCCGATCAATCGCGGGCCGTGGCGCTTCGCTCTGGACGAAACCGGCGAGCTCGCTGAGGCGCGGCGGGCCATTCAGATGCTGCGGCAGCGCGGCGTCGGATCGCGCCGGATCCAAGTCTATGTGATGATCGGCCACGAGCCGTTTGCGGACTGCATGGCGCGGATCCTCGAGGTGATTTCCCTGGGCGGCGAGCCTTACGTGCAGCCCGTGATGAAATTGAACGCGCGCGAGAAACGCCCGTGGGTTCGGAATGACTGGACGCCCCAACTGCTCGGCCGCGTGCAACGCTGGGCCAATCGTCGGCTCTGGCGCACGGTCCCGTTCGATCAATACGATGCCAGCGCAAAGACGCGCCGGGCGAGCGTCACCCCGCTATTCGACGGGGAGCTGAGCCATGGCTGATAGCCCGTATATCAATTGGTACACGAGCGACTTCCTGCACGGCGTCTCGGATCTCACCGCTGAGGAGGGGTGGGTCTATACGATCGTGCTGATGCTGATCGCCGACAAGGGCGCGCCGATCAACGACGATCCGGCCAGCATCGGGCACCGCTGCAAGCTCTCGACGCGCAAGACGGGCGCCATCCTCACGCACCTCGAGGCCGAGGGGAAAATCAGCCGGCGCAATGGCCTGATCGGCAACAAGCGGATCCTCTCGGAAGTCACCAAGCGGGACAGCAAGGGCCGCCAGGCCCGCGATGCCGCGAACGAAAAATGGCGCCGGTGGAGGGCGGAAAACAAGCCTCAGCTGCCGCTCGAGGGCGGAAACGACAACGGCCGGAAAAAAGATAAGAAGGTCGCAGGAAACCGCCAATCTGCCTCTGCGGACGCACAAATCCCGGGAATGGGCGAAAATGAGGATTTCGAGCCGATTATCTCGGAAAAAAACGCGAAAAAAACGCCAGAAAAAACGGAGATAATCGACCCGATAATTTCAGGCGAAGCGCAGAAAACCGCCAATGGCGCCATGCGGACGCATTCTGACTCGCGCGCAGGCGCGATTCCAGAACCAGAATATATACAATCAAACGATCATAAGACTCTTGGAGGTAGCGCGCACGAAAACGCGCCGTCGGACGATCGCCCGATCGGGCCTGAACAGGATCTCGTGAAGCTGCTCGAGGCCGTGAGCGCTGCGGCCGGGTTCATCCCGTCCAGCCCCGACCGCATGGCCAAGGCGATCGACCTGATCCGGCAATGGCGCGATCTCGGGGTGGACTTCGACGGGACCGTGATCCCCACGATCCGCGCCGTCATCGCAGACAGCACCGATCCGACGAGCTCGCTCCTGCGCTTCGACAAGCGGATCCGTCACGAGCACGCCCGCCGCACCGGGAGGCCCCTCAACGCCCCGCCGCCGCCCATCGCCGTCCCGGAGCTCGAATTCCCCGACGAGCACGCCCAGTTCAAGCCGCTCAGGGCCGAGCTCCTGAAGCACCTCGGAACCGCCCGCTACTGCGCGCTCGTGAATTCCGTCCGGTTCGCTCACCTCGAGGACGACGCGCGCAACCCGCTCATCCTCAACTCGGCGAAGCCCGGAGCCGCAAACCGCCTGTTCGATGGAGAAACCGCCCCGATTGTCCGCTCACTGGCCCGTAAGCTCGGGTTCCGCGACGTGTGGATCGGGCGATGATCTCCCCCAGTACCCCCGACGGGGGCCCATTTCCCGCCCAGGAGGAAAGCCATGAAGGATGATAAAACTTTTTCGGGAGGAGAGGTGACGATGGAAAATGCCCCGTCTGGCGAGCCCGGAGCCCGCTCAGCGCCTTCTCAGGAAAATCCGGCCCAACTCCCCGCCGGGGCTCCTGGCGTCTCTGAGCGGCTCTCTGAGGCGGTGGATCTCCTCGAGGGTGCGGCGCGCACCTTCCGCGAGTACGAGGAGCTGCATCGGGCCAAGCTCGGGCCGCTCGCCATGGAGCACGGCGCGCATAGCCCGGAGTTCTTCGCTGCGAACGAGAAGCGCATGGCCAACGCCGCGCACGCCCAGCGGATCGAGCTGTTCCTGGCGAAGCCGGCGCCGCGAGGCTGGCCCGCCGTGCCTGCAATCTTGGGAGGAACCTTGGATGAAACCTTGGGAGCTGCCCCGCGCATAGCGCTGCCGATCGCCACCGAGCTCGTCGCCGATCCTGCCGTCGCCCTCTCCACCGCGGATCCCCAGTTCGATCCGAAACAGCCGCTCACCGTGAACGGCTACCTGTTCGCGCCGGCGAATTACGCGAGCCCGGCGATCAGCGCGGATTGCGAGCACGACGACACGACGACGCTGCCCACGGGCCACGGGATGACCGCGACGGCGTGCAACGATTGCGAGACGGTGATCGGCACGACGGGCGGCGAGCTCTCGAGCACCGAGGCCGCGGCAGCCATGCGCGAGCTGATCGATCGTGACGACGTGACGGCCGAGGGGCTGCGCAAGGGCATGGCGGAAATTCTCGGCCGCGTGGATCCGGTCGAGCTGGCGAAAGCGGGGATCGTATGAGCGCCGACGGATCGTTTTTCGCCCTGGGGCAGCGGGTGGAGAAATTCACCGGCGAGGCTCGCTGGCATGGCGTGATCGTGGCCCGCTACACGACGACGCGCGGCGCGCTGCGGTACGTGGTGGAGGTCGAGCCGCAGGGTTTCCAGATGATCGCGGTGCCCTCGCAGCTGCGCGCCCAGCCGGCGGCGATGATCGAGACGACGCAACTCGGCGACGCTGAGCGCTCGTTCATGCCAGCCGATGAGGAGTGGCGTCACCGAACGCGGCCGAGCGCGTTCGATTTCGGTGACGCGCCTTGCCGTCATCCTGAGCTCGGCGAGCCCGGGCCGACCGTGCGAGATCTCCGGCGCGTGTGGAACATTCCGACCGATGAGCCGGTCGAGCCGTTCGGTTATGAGCTCTCGCTCAAGGCGCTCCGGGCGGGGAACGAGGCTCTGCGCAGCATCGCCGAAGTCATCGCGAGGCCGCTCGACGGTGAGCAGTGCCAACACCTCGGCGCGCTGCGCCAGTACACCGGCGACGGCACGCCGGTCGATTTCTGTCCGCATTGTGGACGCAACAAATTGGCGGGCCAGCGTTGGCCAGAGGGGGAAGCCTGATGTTCGTGATTTTCGATCTCGACGGCACGCTCGCCGATTGCGAGCACCGCCAGCACCACGTTCGCGCGTTCGATCTGGACGGCGGCGAGCCTGGCGCGGTGGACTGGGATGCGTTCTACCGGGCGTGCGTGCACGACAAGCCGATCCGCCACGCGATCAACACGATGGCCGCGCTGCGCAACGCCGGCGCCGCGGTCGAGATCTGGACCGGCCGAAGCGATCTCGTGCTTGGCGAGACGATCGACTGGCTGGCCCGGCATGGCGTGCCGCGCGTGGGGATCCGGATGCGCCCGCATGGCGATCACCAGCCCGATCACAAGCTCAAGGGCTTCTGGCTGAGGCACGCGGCCACGCGGCCGGATCTCGTTTTCGAGGATCGGGCGCGAGTCGTCGCGATGTGGCGGGCCGAGGGCATCCCGTGTTACCAGGTCGCGCCGGGGGAATTCTGACATGACGATGAGCTACATCGTTGGGGGGAACATTCCGCTCGAGCTGCTCGCGGCAAGGGCGGCTTTGATGGACGACGTTCCGCTCCACCTGTTCAACGCCGATTCCATGCCTGGGCCGATCATCCTCGCCGAGGAGCTCGTAAAGCAATCGATCCTCGCCCCGCCGCTCGAGGGCAACCGTCACGAGCGCCGGCGGCAGGCCGCGAAACACAGGAGGGCACGATGAAGGCCGACGGGATTATCCTGGGCACGACGACGCCGGAAATGCAGCAGCTCGTGCGCCTCGTGCTCGGCCAGCTGGGCATCGTCTGGGCCAAGCGCGAGGGCGGGGAGCTGCGCATCCCCACGGCCGAGCTCGATCAGACGGGCGATTCCATCCTCAACATGCGGCTCGACACTTCGGGAACGGAGCCGGTACTCGTGTTCACGATCCAGCCGGCGCCCGCCATGGGGCAAGCATGAACCGGCCGCCCGAGAAGCCGCTGCAGATCGGCGATCGCGTGCCGCTGCCGCCGCGCAAGCTCGAGATCCGGCCAGCCTTCACCGGCGCCGGATCCACCTCGTTCAAGCCCGCGCGGCATGGTGACAGGGGGCCGGGCAAGTGAGGCAGGAACCGGGCGCCCCATGCTGGCGCTGCGGCGCCGCGCGAGGATGCGTGCACCTGGGCGGGGAAACGCCGGCGCCATCGCCGCAAACGGCGCTCGAGCGCGCCAAGAGCGAAGCCGTCGGGCTGTTCGCCACGAACAATCAGGGGCTCAACTTCGGCAAGCGCAAGGTCGTTCGGTCGGGGAGAAACCCGCCGAAGTGATGGCCCGCGCGCCTCGACTCGGATATCCTGGCGCCAAGGGGGAAGCGCGCCATGCCAACCGGGCTGTTCGATCAATCCACGGGACACGGCCAGGCGCTGCGGCACCGCCACCGGCAAAGGCGCTCGGCGGCGATGATGCGATTCGCTGAGGCGCTATCCGAGCACGATGCCGAGGCCGGCGATCCGGGCGGCAACATCACGGCCGTTGCGAACAAGCTGGGCATGACGCCGCGCGATGCCAACGCGATGATGCAGCGCCTACGCCGCGAGCTCGGCCCCCAGGCGCGTTGACGCCGGGCACAAGGGCGGGGTAAGCCGCGTTTCGACTCGAGAAGCGAAAGGGCCAAGGTCGCAATGTGGACGCGGGAGCAAGAGGACAAGCTGCGCGAGCTCTGGGCTCAGGGTTTGTCCGCGAGCCAGATCGCGCCGCTCATTCCGGCCGGATCGAAACCCAAGGGCGGCGAGCCCAAGCCCGTCACCCGCGACATGGTGATCGGCAAAGCCCGGCGCATGGGCCTCGAGAGCAGGCCCTCGCCGATCATTCGGGAAGGTGTGAGCGCGTGACGCTCGACGAAACCAAGGCCCTCATCGCAAAGATCCGCGCCGCCGACGCCGCCGATAGCGACGAGCAATTCGACGGCCACGCGAAAGAGCTCCTGTTCGGCATTGCGATCAACCTCGCTCGCCTGGCCGACTCGGCCGAGCGCAAGGTTGATATCGTGATGATGGGCGTCCCGACGAAAGGAATGGACGATGCCTGATATCGAGAAGCTGCGCGAATACCTCGCGAACGCGCTCGCCCTGGCCGAAGTTTGCAAGCTCAACGGCTTCGCCCAGGCGGCCACCGTGCACTGGCACACCGCCCAGGCGCTGCAGAAACAGATCGACGCGATCGAAGCCGCTCAGGGTTGACCGCCGGCGCCATCGGTTCATGCTAACCCCCGGAGACGAGGGGGATTTATCGATGGACGCGCCGTGCTTTTGCCCGGGCTGCGGGCTGAATTTCCAAGCCGACGAGAATATCGAGCTCGACGGGTACAAGTTCTACTATCGCGAGCAGATCGTTGCCGACGGCGGGCTCGTGGTCGATCTCACCGTGCAACAGTTCCTGTTCCTCTACACCCTGGCCAAGGCCAAGGGCCGATGGGTGGCCGTCGAAGCGATCGCTGGCCGGATCTCAGAAACCGCCGAATCCCCGCGCGTGCTCGTCAACACCGTGGCCTGCAATGTTCGGCGCCGGCTCTACCCGGGCCGCTCGCCGATCGTGAGCACGTACCGCGGCAAGCACGGGTTCTCGGGATATCGCTGGGGCACGCCCGGCAGCCCGGAGACGGAACCGCACCTCGGCCGCACCGGCGAGAACTACCTCACTGCGGCCAGATCCGGACGAGCCATACCCGCGCGGCGGCTTTCGCTTCTTCGCCCTTGAGCTCGATCGTCTCGGGCTGGCCCCAGACGGGTTGCTTGTGCTGATCCAGCTCGAGGAGCGGCTTGATCCGGGCCCGGAACAGCTTCTCGGCCGGGAGATACTGGACCGCCAGCACCCAAGCGTCGTGCGGGATCATCGGTGCTGCTCGGCGTCGATCAGCTCGGCGGCCGCAAAGAATTCCCGCCGGTAGCGCTTCGCAGCGTCGTTTGCCGAGAAGTCGCACGGGAATGTCTCGCTCGAGCGCAGGAGCTCACGGCCGCACGCCGCGATGAACCGCCACGCCCAGCGGTTGCCGATCAGGAAAACCTCGATCACTTGGCGCGCGTCTCGAGCACGAACCCGGGATGGCCGAATTCGACGCGCACCCCCATGAATTCGATCGGCCCGCGGCCCCGCGGATCGCTCTTGAGCACGCCGCGGCTAAACAGATCAGCGATGAATGCGTGCTCGTTCACCACGAACACGAGCACCGGCTTGGGCATTCCCTTGAGCGGACGCTTGCGGGCGAGCTCGTGCTGCGCGCGCATGAGGGCCGCTCTCATATCCTCGGTAATGCTCATCGTTGCCCCTCAGCTCGGCGCCGGGCGCGGTAGGCGCGAGACGCGCGTTTCTCGATCGCTCGGCGGCACTTTGCGCACCGTGAGCCCCATTCGCCCGGGCGGCTGTTCTCGGGCGTCCGCGGATGCCCGCATGGAAATTTCTGCATGATCGGCCCCGAATAGCGCGCGCAGCGCCGCCTCAAGTCTCTCTGGCACCTTCCGAATTCCCCCGTTGCGCCCGCCATTCATCATACGCCCGCGCGTGATCCGGGCACAGATCCTTGCCCTCGGCCGGCGAGACGGTGCACCTCGAGCAGATCGGCTTGTCGCACGTCCCGCTGCGGCGCTTCGGCACCTTCCAATCGCACTCGAGGGTGGCTGGCCGGCCGCAGCTGCAGCGTTTGCGCCGCCCAGGGGTGCAGATGAACCCGCGGCCGCCGCCCGGCGTCGTGATCGGGTGGCACGTCACGCCGCGATGCCCGGGAGCCAGCCGCCATCCGCCCAAGGATCTGCAGCGCCCCATTGCTCGCCGAACGCGTTGGCGATGCCGGGATACGTTTCCGAGCGCTCGAGCCACCGATCGGCCGAGGGAGAGAGGGCGTTCTGCCCGCTATCCGTCTGATTGGCCCAGCGCTCGAGGTACTTCGGGCCTTTGCAGCCCTTGGCCTTGTCGCTCGCGCCCATCGCCGCCTTGCGCTCGACGAGCCGGCCCGGGACGCGCTTCGCCGGATCTTTGCGCAGCGGCGGCAGGCGATCGAGCCACAGCCCCGTGGCCTTGCTCGCGTCGTCGCCGAATTCGTAAGGCTGCACGATCTGATCGGGCTTGCGGAATCGCTTGTTGAGGAACGAGTGCGCGGGGTTCTCGATCGCCTTCGGGTAGGGCAGCGCCATTAGGGCGAGGAAGTTCGCAATCGCAGCTTCGCGGGCTTCGCGGGCTTCGCGGCGGGCCTGGCCCACAAGCGTCTCGGGCGCAACCTTTTGATGATACCCGACGCCGGGATATCGCTCGTAATCCGGATCATTGAACGCCCACGCCGCCGAGATCGTGAGGTACGTGCACATCGGATGGAAAATCGCCATGTCCCAGCGATCGCGGGCGAATTCCCAGATATCGCCTTGCAGATGCCGCGGCGATCCGTCGCGAGCTGGCAGGATATCGCACGTCCACGCTTCATGCCCAGCTCGCTCGAATGCGGTGCGCGTCAACGGGCAGCACGAATAACCGATCAGCACGCGCATTGACCTAGCCCCCCTGCTCGCCCGCCCTCACGCCGCCCGCCGGCACGGCTTGGCGTCGAAGCCCCGCGGATCCGTCGGATCGGTGATGATCTCGACGATGTAGCTGCGCCCAGCCGCCCCGGCCGAGCGGGTGCGGCCCGTGCCGCCCGCGTAGGGACCGGCGCCGCCCATCATCTGCGCGAACATTTCCTCGTGCAGCTTGGACGCGCGATTGCGCAGCACCGCCCCGGCGATCCGCTCGAGCTCCTCGCGTGTGAATTGGTTGGCCATCACTCGCCCCCTGCCGGCGCATAGTGGATCTCGGCCACCGCGCGCGCCTGCAGAGAGAACAGGCACACGTCGCCGGCGAACACGTCGTACCAGCCGATGCCGTACTGCCCGAGGTTTTGCTCCCGGTAGGCGATGCGCGTGACGATCGGGCGCTCCGGCCCCTGGCCGTGGCCGTGGCCGACGAGCGCGCACGTTGGATATTCACCCTCGCGCATCGGCTCGAAACCATAGATCGCGGAAATGTTCGGTTCGACGATCATCGCTCAGGCCCCCGCCGGCCGGGTGTAGAGCGGATAGATCACCCGCGCCGCGCGCCACGCCGCGGTGTGGCCCTTCATCGGATCCACGAGCGAGACGCTCCATGTCGTGCCGGTGAGGAGGCGCGACGCCCAGGCGAAGGGCTGGCCCTTCTCCGGCTCGAGGAAATTGATCCGGCCCTCGGGCGTAAGCTCGAGCTGATGGCCGATCAGGCCCGCGCCGAACAGCGCCTTTTCGTACCCGTCGGCCGTGCCTGGCGCCTCGTACTCGACCGAGATCCCCGCGGTGAGGCCGAGGATCCCCTTCACCTTTTTGTCGTCGTTGTAGGCGCCGAACAGCTCCTGCAGCTCGGGCGAGATCGTATCGAATCGGAGTAGCTCAACCATCGATGTTCCCCTTGTTCACGATGAAGCTCGCGGCATAGATCCATGGATTATCACGCCAGCCCTCTCCCGGCTTGGTGTGAAGCGAATCCCAGAGCGCGCGATAGGCCCGGCTGGGCGTTGGCCAGACGGCATCTGCATCGATCGTCCCGAAATGCCGCATCCCGTCGCCGGCGCGTGAGCGAACCTCGTGGATCCCCTCGGCGATCGCGTCGGCCTCGCTGATCTCCTGCAGGCGCTGCACCCGCATGTCCGTCACCTCGAGCCAGAGCCGCGAAGCCCAGCGCGGCATATGGATCGACGGGACAAACTTGCCCTCAAACAGCGATCCGGAGCCGCCGGCATAGAGCCTCAGCGCTTCCCAGCTCTCGACGGGGAGCCTCGTGTCGGCCTCGATCCAGCGATCCCCGGCCGCGTAATGAACGCCCCTCACCAGGCCCTTAGCGAAAGCCCGGCACGTCTCGCGCACGTACAGCCGATCGCCGACCGCGTGCGGGGGCGGCGCGAGCTGCTCGCGCGTGGCCCGGTATTCGACGAAATTGCCGGATTTGATCTCCTCGCCGTTCTCGACGAGCTCGCTCAGCGTGAGGCCGTTACGCGCCTTGCATAGCCGGCGCGTTTGCGTTTTCCGCCCCTCGAGCAGAGCGAGCACCATGGGCGACGAGAACAGGATCCCGCGATCAGCCACGGCGCGCCGCCTCCCGAGCGCTGCGGTTGAGCTCGGCCACGGCCACGCCGACGCCGGAATGCACAACCCGGCCCACGTCCGGATGCAGCCGGCAAGCCTCGATCTCGATCGCCATGCTCACCTCGCTCTCGTGCACGCTCGAGAAGCGCACGCCGCCCTCGTGATCATAGGCGATCACCTTGAGCTCGCGGCTCACAGCTCGATCGCCGTCACTGCGCGCGGAACCGCGCCAAACTTCTCGTGCAGGGCCTGAACCCGGCCGATGAAGTCGTGCGCGATCAGCTGCATCGCGATCTCGAGCGCGGCCATGGCGTTGCCCGGATCCGGCGCGCGGCCGCACACGCGCTCGACCGCGCCCAGCGCCTCGGTGTGCGCCTGCACTGCGAGATCGACCGCCAGCCTGGCGCGATCCCGTTCCATGCCGGTGCCGACCATGCCGGCGACGAGCTTCTCTCGTTCACTCTCACGCATCGCTCGTTCTCCATTTCCCGAGTCGTTACGCCTTTATTGCGGCAAAGCCGAAAAGCTGCAATGCACCGCGTTGCATAACGACTCGGAAGCGGTGCATAACCGGCCGGGGCAACCACGAGGGATACCGCATGAAATTCGAGCTTTTCAGTCGGCGCGGACTGCGCGGCAAGCGATGGTACTTCCGGATCCGCGCGGCGAACGGCGAGCCGATTGCCCAGAGCGAGGCATACGTTCACAAAGACAGCGCGATCCGGACGATCGAGCTGATCAAGCGCGAGGCCCACAAGGCCGTGTGCCGCGAACGCTGAGAGAGGAGAGAACGATGAAGCGAATTACCGCCTACATCATCGCCGCAGTTTTCTTGCGGTGCGCCGCCGTGATCCTGGGCGCGGTTACGATCGTGGAGATCTGGCGCGCCGATTTTACCAGCGCATCGATTTACGGGCTGCTCGCCGTCTCGGCTTACTGGGGCTGGATCGCCATGCGCCCGCGGGGGCAGGCGTACATTGACGCCATGCGCGAGGGCTTGCGTCGGCGCTGAGCCGCGCGCATTCTCAGGCTTCCATCGGGGCACCAACCAAGGGGGTTTGCCATGGCGTACTACGGAATTCTCGGCGGCATCGCGCTTGCGATGATCTGCATGGCGATCAAGCCGATCGCGGCCGCACTGGATCGAGCGTCGCTCGCGCTCGAGCGCTTCATCTACCGATCTCTCGCCGTCATCGCCGATCCCCGTCCGCTGACTTTCGACGATGACGCCCCCGCTCTCGCCCTCGAGATCTCTGGCCAGCCGGTCCCGGCCGCCGTCCAGAACGGAATGCGCCACGAGGCCGGCGTGCCCAAGCGCGCCGCGCGCCGCGGCATCTGATAGCCCGACGGGTCGCACCACGGGCAAGGGCCCGGCGGGGATGGTCTGAGCCTCCTCCCGCCGGGCCCTTTTTTCGTTTGGAGAAACGGCTCATCGCACGCATTGTTCGTTCTGCCTTTCAGGCATCCTCTCCCAAACTCTCAGGGGGCGGCGATCTCAGGACCGCCGCCCTTTTTTCGAGCAGCGGTCAAGCGCGCCTTGACGACTCGAGTCGTTCGCGGCCATGAAGCGGGCAAGCGTATGCTGCGGCCAACGGCGCGAGGCTTCCAAGTCGGAACAGCGTTGGCGGGGTTTGTCACCACCGGCTCGGTTGAGATCACCGATGCCAAACGACAAGCGGCAGGGAGTGAGCCGCGGCCTGGCCAAACTGCCCCGCGCCGTCCCGAGGCCGGAAAATCGGGGGTTCGCCCGGGAGCCAAAGCCTCATCGATGAGGTGCCCGGGGGTTTTCAGGCAGGGCGGGGATGGCCTCGGCAGTCGTTTCCCCGCCACGCAACCCGCCGCCCCGGGAGTTTCTAGCTTTCGCCCGGAGCAGTGGCCCGAGACTTGAACCACCTCGGCCACCGGCGGCGGGACAGCATTCCGCGCGAAAGCCGCCCCGGGCCCGTTTCCCGGAGCCGCGCCGGATCCCCGGCTAGGGATCCGAACGCTGGCGGTGAGTAGGGAGGCCCGGCCTGCCTCTGGGGGATCCCGGGGGCAACGCCGGGCCTTCGAACCGAGATCCCTGCGATTGGGCAGCGGAGGGCCGGCGAGGAGACTGCCGGCCACACAGACGGGGCAATGGCGCCAACGCCCCCGAGGGTGAAACCTCAGCACCTGCGGCAATGCGATCCGCGGGAGGTGACAGCCGGAGAGACGGCACCCGGGGGCGCTGCATTGGGCAGCCCGCAACTCACACCGGCCGCTCGGTTAACCCCGGGAGATGAAAGACGGCCGGAATGAGGAGCGCGGAAGCGGCTTCGATGCCGCCGCCCCCAACCTTCACACCTCCGGAGCACCGAACCTTCGAAGCACCGGAGCTCCCCCCACGAGGACAGGATAGCCGCGCGCTTGCCGAGTCGGTGCGCGCCGATGTATTCGCCGACTCATGGCGGGCAAATCACCAAGGACTCGGAGCAACAGCCGTGGCACGCCGCCCGGCGAGGGCACGGTCAAGCCGGCGCATGGCGGAACGATCGGCAACCCGCCGTTCGTGCCGAACGATGAGCAGCGCGCGTTCGTGCGCGAGAATGCCTGCCTCAAGGGCGCGCTCTGGACCGCGCTGCAGATCGGGATCTCGCGCTCGGCCCTATACGTCCACTTCAAAGAGGAAATCGCTGCGGCCAAGGCCGACGCCTGCGCCGAGATCGGAATGAGCCTGTTCGCCAAGGCCAAGAGCGGCGACGGCGCGAGCCAGCGCTTTTTCCTCGTAACCCAAGGCGGGGGCGATTGGTCGCCCAAGGTCAAGCACGAGCATTCGGGGCTCGACGGCGGCCCGATCCAGACGGTGAACGTCGATCTCACCGAATTCCTCGCCGGCAAAACGGAGGCAGAGCTTGCTATCGCAGAGAACCTCCTCACCCAGCTCCTCGGGGCTGCCACCGGAGGCGATGGTATCGCCAGCGGCGATCTCGGATTCGATCCGCAAGATCCAGGCACGTAGGCGCGAGCTCGAGCTCGAGCGGGTCCGGAACGACGCCGACGCCATCCGCGCGCGCTGCAGCACCCTCGCCGGGTTTTTCCGCGAGGCGTGGCACGTGCTCGAGCCGGAAACCAAGCTGGGCTGGAATTGGCACCTTCAAGCGATCTGCGATCACCTCGAGGCGATCACCCGCGGCGATCTGCACCCGCGCCTGATCGTCAACGTCCCGCCTGGCTCGTCGAAATCGACGATCATTTCGATCATGTGGCAGGCGTGGGAGTGGGGCCCGGTCGGCCGCCCTGGGCTGCGCCACCTCTCCACCTCGTTCGAACAGGGCAACGTCACCCGCGACACCCGCAAAACCCGCGATCTCATCCTCAGCGAGTGGTATCAGGCGCTTTGGCCGATGCCGCTCAAGCGCGCCGGCGAAACCTCATTCGAGAACTACCAGCGCGGCACGCGTGAGGGCGTCGCCTTCGCGGCCGTCACCGGCAAGCGCGGCGATCGGCTCACGATCGACGATCCGCACTCGCTCGACGGCGCCGAGAGCGAAGCCGAGCGCGAAAAGGCCGTGCGCCGCTTCATCGAAGGCGGCCAGAACCGCGTGAACGATCAGGAGAAATCCGCGATCGTCATCGTCATGCAGCGCCTGCACGAGGCGGATCTCACCGGCGCGGTCCTGGCGCGCGAGCTCGGGTATATCCACCTCAACCTCCCGATGGAGTTCGAAATCGAGCGCCGCTGCGAGACGCGCCGGCTCGACGGGACGCTCCTGTTCCGGGATCCGCGCACCTATGACGGCGAGCTGATGGATCCGAACCGGATGCCGCAGCGCGCCGTGGATCTCCTGAAAAAGGACAACGATTACATGTGGGCGGGGCAGTACCAGCAACGCCCCGCGCCGCGTGAAGGCGGTATGTTCAAGGTCGATCAGATCCTCAAGGTGAAAGAGGTTCCGGCCGGCGCGGTGCGCGTGCGCGGCTGGGATATCGCCGGCTCGACGCGCAAGCGCTCGCCGTACACCGTCGGCGCCCGCCTCGCCTACTTCGACCGGGTGCTCTACATCGAACACATCGTTCGCGAGCGCGCCGAGATCGACAAGGCCGAGCGCCTCATCGTCGCCACCGCGCACGAGGACGGCCGCCGCATCCGCCAGTCGATCCCCCAGGATCCGGGATCGGCCGGCAAGAGCCAGAAGCTGCACCTGGCGAACAAGCTGGCCGGGCTCGATTTCATCATCACGACGGAAACCGGCGCCAAAGAGGATCGCGCGATCCCGTTCGCGAGCATGGTGAACGCCGGCAGCGTGCGGATGGTGGAAGCGCCGTGGAACGTCCCGCTGATCGAGGAGCTGCGCAACTTCCCAGGCTCGGCCTTCAAGGATCAGGCCGACGCGCTCAGCCGCGCTTTCCAGCTGATGGCGCCGCTGATGCGCGAGGATGACGGCGACGGGATCGGGGCGCCGCGTGTGGTGAGGATGGGTGCCGATGCGTAAGAGCTCAATTCCGCATATCCGCCGGCCCGCGCCGATGCCGATCGGCAGCGTGTGGCGGATCGACTGCGATTGCGGGTGGCGCGGCGAGGTGCTCCGGTGGAAGTCGCGCGGCGTCGATAAGACGCGCGAGGAGGCCGAGGCCGAGCTCAACCACAAGTTCGTCGCGCACCTCCCGCCGGCCCAGCGCCAGACGTATGTGCTCGTCGATCAGACGCTCGCGCCGGATCCGCGCGACGGCATCGCCGATCCGCGCAAGGCCAAGAATTTCCTGCCCCGCGGCAACTGGATCATGCCCGAGGGCAAGGGCTGCAATATCCTCGAGTGGGGCGAAAAGGGCGGCGTCTATAGCGCCAAGGTCCGCGGATATCTGCCCGGCGATCCGGTGCTCGAGCTCCCCGTCGGCGAGGTCCGGACGGCCGACGGCAAGGTTTATCGCCTGACGTGACGCCGCGCCGTTTCGCCTATACAAGCACGGCGACGCGGGCGAATTAGGGGGCGGCGGGTATGGCGGGCTTGATGGACCGATTCCGGGGGCTGATCGGCACCCCCCGCGACAAGGCTAAGCCGTTCTCCGAGCAGGGCGTCGGCGGCTTCCGCGTCTATGGCGGGTACATCGCCACCAACGAGACGAATACGCAGCTGATGGGCGTGCAGCGCTTCACGCACGCTGCCGATCTCCTGGCCAACGTCTCGATCATCGCCGCGAGCCTGCGCTACACGCTCAACCTGATCAGCCGGCCGCACTGGCGGTTCGAACCCGCCGACGATAGCGCCGAGGCCAAGGCCGCGGCCGAGTTCATGGAGTCGGTGATCGACGGCATCGATGCGAGCTGGACGCGCATCATCCGCCGCACCGGCATGTATCGCTACCACGGGTTCGGCGTCTCGGAATGGGTTGCAAAGAAGCGCGAGGAGGATGGCAAGATCGGCATCGCGTCGATCGAGAGCCGCCCGCAGCACACAATCGAGCGGTGGGATATCGACGACAACGGCGGCGTCGTGGGCGTGTGGCAGCGCGATCCGCAAACCGGCCTGCCGATCTACCTCCCCCGCGGCAAGCTGCTCTACATCGTTGACGACACGCTCACCGATAGCCCGGAAGGGATGGGATGGTTCCGGCACCTGGCCGAGCCGGCCCGCCGCCTGAAATCCTATCTGCAGCTCGAGGGCCTCGGGTTCGAACGCGATCTCACCGGCATTCCCGTCGGCCGCGCGCCGATGGCCAAGATCAACCAGCTCGTGCAGGACGGCAAGATCACCGCGGCCCAGCGCGATTCCATGCTCGGCGCGATCGATCAGTTCGTCGCCCTCAAGCGCAAGGATCAGAATACCGGGATCGTGCTGGACAGCGCGACGCAAAAGGCCCGCACCGAGACGGGCGAGACGATCTCGAGCATCTATGAGTGGGGGATCGAGCTGCTCACCGGCACGCAAAGCTCGATCGATCACCTGGGCGAGGCGATCAAGCGCCTGCAGTACGATATGGCGCTGATCATGGGCACCGAGTCCATGCTCACCGGCCGCGACGGCCAGGGCTCGCGCGCGCTGAGCGAGGACAAGAGCCGCAACCTCTACCTCATCGCCAACGCGACGCTCGCCGACATGGCCGAGAGCGTCGATCGCGATCTCGTCGCGCCGATCTGGACGATGAACGGGCTGCCGGACAAGCTGCGGCCCAAGGCCGCGGTTGAGGACGTGGCTTTCAAGGATGCCGAGGCGATCGCCAAGGTGCTGGCCGACATGGCCACCGCCGGCGCGATCCTCGCCCCCGATGATCCCGCGATCAACGATCTGCGCGATCTGATGGGGATCGAACACGCGAAGCCGATGGACATGGCGATGGCCAACGCGCTGCAGGGCCGGCCCGATCCGACCAAGCCCTCGCCCGAGGCATCGCTCGCCGATCAGCGCGCGAAGGAAATCGCCGCGCAGGGTGGCGGGCCCGACGGTGGACCGGGCGGGCCAGGCGGCCCGGGCGGCGCCAACGACAACAGCAAGCCGGGCGCGAAACAGCCGGCCGCGAAGGCCGCGCCGCGCACGCTCTATGTGCGCCGGCAGCTGCTCAACCCGCGCCCGTTCATCCAATGGGCCAAGAGCAACGGGTTCGCGACGACGATCCCGGCCGACGATCTGCACGTCACCGTCTGCTATTCGAAGCGGCCGATGGATTGGATGGCCGTCCCGAACGATTTCATGGGCGACGAGAAGGGCCACATCACCGTGCGCGGCGGCCCGCGCCTGCTCGACCGCTTCGGCGATCAAGGGCAAGTCGCGGTGCTCCTGTTCAACGATTACGGGCTCAAGTGGCGGCACGAGGCGTTCATGGATGCCGGCGCCAGCTTCGATCACCCCGAGTACCAGCCGCATATCTCGATCAGCTGGGATGCGGCCGGCGTCGATATCGACAAGATCGAGCCGTACCAGGGCGATCTCGTGTTCGGCCCGGAGATTTTCGAGGAGATCAACCCGGATTGGCAGGCCGGGCTCGTCGAGAAGGCGTTCAACCCCAACCAGCCGCGCGATCCCGCCGGCTCGCAGACGGGCGGGCGCTGGACCGCGGCGGGCGCGGGCGCCAGCGCGGGCGACGTGGTTTTCGAGATCGCGCCGAACCCCGACAACAAAGAGCTCACCGCGCGCTGGGATAGCCTCAGCGACGAGGAGAAGGCCAAGATCTCGACCGAGATCGCCCAGGAGTTCACCCCCGAGATCCTCGACAAGCTGGGCGTGAAGGGCACGGCCGTCGCCGACGCGATCGGCGGTTTCGAGGGCCACACGAACCCGTCGTTCGTGCTCGGCGTAAACGAGCGGCCGTTCGAAGTCGCCGGCGCGCTCGGCGACGCCTACTCGCAGAAGGCGATGGTTGTGCTCGGCTCGGCCGGCCAGCCTGGGCTCGACGCGATCGGCTCGGCGTTCATCGTGGCGCCGAATGCCTCGGCCGAGCATTTGCGCAAGATGGAGGGCCAGCTCGGCGATATCGCCGGCGATGGCTGGACCTATCACAACGGCCGAATGCAGATC